GATGCGGTCATAGTCGCGGTTAACCGTGGCTGCGAGGAAATCACCGTTCTCCTGGTAGTCGTTCAGGCGCTCGAATGGCACGTTGAGGACCAGGTACACGTCGACGCCAACTGCTGGCGGGGTCGTGAAGGTGATGGTGCTGGTGGGATTGCCGGCGCCGGTGATGACGTACCCCGAGGTCTGCTCTACCCCGCTGAGGAACACGTCGAGATCGGTGGGCAAGATAAGCAGGAATGGGATGGTAAAGCTGTTGGTCACCCCGTTCCCGATGTATCGCGCTTCTGTTGGTCCTGCTGGAACTGCCATGGTGGCCCCCTGATGCTGGCGGGCTAGTAGTCGACTTGCACCTCGTGCACGCCCGCGTTGGTGCGCCAATCGTCCCGCCGTACTTCCGTCGGTTTCCCGACGTTTCGGCCAATGCGTACGGGGGTTTGGGCGATGGCGCCGGCGCCGGAATCCAGGTAGTCGTCGTCCTGGTCGGTGAGCGATGGGTTGAAGTCGCGCATCTGGTCCCAGAGCGGGCCTCGCAGCACGTCGACGTGGGCCCACAGGAAGCCGGCCGACAGTGGCGACTCCAGCGCGTCGAGGATGCGCTTCTGCTTATTGGTGCTGCTGTGTTCCTCCCCTACCCCACAGCCCGTGCCCTTGAGGGCCTGGCGCAGGATGGTCGGGACGAAGCCGCCCGGGCCGTTGGTTTCCACCACCACACGGGTGATCTGGTACTTGATGACCAGGTCGCGCACCTGCTTGACCTGGCCGCCGGTGATCTTCTCGGTGCGCTCGTCGAACTCAGCAATCTCGCCCTCCAGGCCTTTGCAGACGTGCCAATAGAGCTGGCCCCGGGCGTCGGTCAGGATCAGCGAGAAGGCCGAAGCGTCGGATTTGATCTTGCCCAGGGAGCAGTCCCAGTACGCAGCTGCGCCCACGATCTGGATGTTGCCCAGGTACATGGCACACGCGCCGTTGGCGTAGCGGATCTCTGGCTCGATGGCGTACGGAATCATGCGGGCCGGGTCCAGGCGAACGTCGGTGACCGGCTTGCTGTGCAGCTGGTACTGGCTGTCCCATTCGTTGATGGTCCGGGTTTCCACCCGACGGTTCTGCAGCTCGATCAGGTCGAAGCGCTTGGGCCACGCGCTGCCGGCATAGCAGTCGATCAGCGTGCCGGGTGCTTCCAGAAATTCCAGCTGCAGTCCGTCGAGCTTGAAGTCTTTGCCGGCCACCAGCACGCGGGCATGCTTGCCGATGCCCGAGAACACCACTTCCGGAACGAATGGGAGGGTGTAGCGGGTGTCCTTGGCCAGCTGAATCCTGTGCTCCTGGGCGAACATGCGGATGGTCAGGCAATCCGCGCCCATGGCCTCGATCTCGTCGTACAGACTGTCATGGGTGTGCGGGGTGCCGATGTACAGCTTGCTTCCACCGGGCACCAGGATGTGTGTCTGCTCACCCAGCCGGTACCGAAGTTTCTCCCGGGCCTCAGGGGTGGCGATGTTCCGGGGCACTTCCACGTCGTCGTTCTGGCACTCGTCAGCACGGGCCGATGTGACGTTCGACAGAATGCCCTTGGCGAACATACTGGCGTTACGGAAGTCGGCGGCACCTTCCACCCACCACTGCTCGACCGTGCCCTGGTTGGGCGGCAACAGGTGGCGGGTAAGCGGGTGGTTGCGGATGACGTTCTGCGTATCCCGGCTTGTCTTGTAGGCCGTGTTGTCGGCCTCGGACTGGTGCAGGATGCGGAAGGCAGGGTCTTTGTAGTACCGCCAGGCGTTGTAGATCGCCAGGATGGTGGACTTGCCGAAGCCCCGGAAACAACGCAAAACGGCCAGATGACCCTTGGCCTCCAGCCATATCAGCGCCCGGATGTGGATATCCGGGACCTCCCACCGCATCCGCTTTGCCCAAATCAGGAAGAAGACCAGCAGGCTTACCTTCTTCTCTGGCTCAGTGGACATTCCCGCCCTTCTGCATCCGCTCGATGATGGCGGCAGCTTCGCGCTCGGCTGCCGCCAGTTCGCCGTCCAGCTCGTCGATTTCCTTGCCGGCGTCCGGTGCAGGCTTTTGACGGTTCAGGATGCCGGCGATGTTCACCACCTTGAGCAGCAAGGTCATGGTGGCTGCGGCGTTCTTCTTGCACCAGTAGCGGTCGCCGCGCTCTTGCTGAGTCAACTCGCCCGGTTTCTTGTCGGCGCCTGGCCACTGGTGCGGGTCAACTTCGGTGATGACAACTTCGCCCAAGCGCTCGGTCAGAGCCTGCAGCCTTACGATCTGATCGTCGCGCATATCAGCGGCCTCCTACTGCAGTATTCAGGTTCGGGGCTCGTTCCGGCACGGCCTTGCCAGGCGACCACCAGAAGCCCTGGCCAAAGTCCTTCTTGGCCCTGCGTTTCATGCGCTGCAGGTAGCCGGGGGATAGCAGCTCCTGCATGTCGTGGAAGACGGCATGTTCGAATGCCGCTTTGGTGTACCAGCTGCGAATGAACGGGGTGTTCTGGTAGCCGATCCGCAGCATGTTCGCGCCTACGTCGGCCGGTTCGGTGTTCTTCCTGAACACGCTGCCAGCAGTCAGGCCGATATCGGCAGCAGTGCCGTACACAGGGCCCAGCAGGCCGGTCAGGTTGGACTGGCCGCCACGGTTATCGCCGCCCAGGCCGGTGTTCATGATGTCTCCGAAGATGCCGACGCCGCCGCCACGCAGCATGGCCTGGACCCAGAACTTGGGGTCATCCATGTTGCGCGGGTCGCGGCCGTTCATTATGTCCATGAGCTGGTTGGTCACGGCGCCGGCCATCAGCAGGCCAGTGAACAGCGATGCCGAGTATGCCAATCGTCCTGCCGTACTCTCGATCTGCATGGCGCGTGCCCAATGCCGTTCAAACATGGCGACGCCAAAAGACTTGAAAAGCGTCAGGTGACGAAGAGCCTCACCGCCCAGCGCACCGGATTGCGTGCCCTGGCGCATGGTGGCTCTGGTCATGAGACCTGGCAGGATTGAGGTGAATTCGGATTCGTTCTGGATGTAGCCCAGCAGCTTGCCAATCGCGTCATTCTTTTGTTTGGCTCCAAAGCCTTGGAGGCTGGCAATCGACTCTGGCGTCAGCATTTGCTGGCCGCGCCAGTCCTCCGGCGTTGCAGCCTGCCATACTTCCCAGTCATCTTTGTTGATGCCATAACGCTCAAGTCGAGCCTGTAACTTGGCATCTGCGCCCCAGGCGCTGCGAGTGTCTGCAGCCATGCGCGACATAATCTGAACGGAGAACCCACGACGCATAGCCGTGGTCCAGCCTTCTAGCAGGGTGAGTTTCATGGTGGCGTTAGCCAACTTGCTGGTCCATCCAGCAGATAGGTTGTCCGTGTGGAAGGTAACCAGGTCATTGGTGATGCTATCCATCCCCAGCGACATGCGGGCCGCTTCTGAGCGGTAGTCGGCCGAAACACTTTTAACCGCGCTGACCAAGGTCTTGCCGAAGGGGATTCCGTGATAAACGCTGGTGATGGCCAGAGACTGGAGGTCACCAACGACCGAAGCAATCAACGTGGCCTGCAGCTTGGCGGCCACCATGAAGTTGCGGATACCTTGGTTGAACTCTGCGAACCGGGCATTTACTGGAACACCCAGGCTTCCGTTGAGCACGCCCCATACCATGTCGGGCGTGGCACCGAACTCCGTTCCCGAGAAGTGCCCTTCGCCTATGCCGTCTTTTGATCGGGCGGTATCCAGCAGCAGTCGGTAAGTCTGGGCTGAGTTCGGCCCGAACTGCTCGATCAGCACAGAATCTTTGACCTGCGCGTGCACAGAACCCTGCATGGCCTCAAACACTGAGGTGGGCCCGAAGTCGCGCATGTACTCCAGGTAAGCATCACCGTCCTTGAAGTGAATCTGCCGGTGGGCTTCGTCAAACTTGCCGGCCCGGCTTGCCCCATGCCCAGCCCCAGGCGTCATCTTGTTGAGGCCATCAGTGCGCAGCGTCTCATGAGCGGCCAGCAGGAAGTCGGTGACCTGGGCGTCGTTCATCTGCGTGCCGTCTTCATTTAGGTACCGCCTACGGTCCAGCCGGTTCAGCACAAACGACGCCCACGCATCAGCGGTGGCGTTGCGCACCTTTACCAAGCTGTGGGGCTGTGGAAGCCACCCATAGTCCAAACGGCCAATCATTGCACCGCCAGCATTCAAGCGCTCCCGCAATGCGTCCATCTGATCGCGCCAAGCCTTGGCCGCCTTGGCCGCTACCTGGTTGCCGGTATCCTTGCCAAACACCTCGTGCACAAAGTCACGCTCGGCAGCCTTGTTGGTGATCATCCCAAGGAAACGGGGCGCAGCTGCATCAATTACGTCCATTAT